AAATGCGCTTTAAAATAAGAATACACCCGCTGGGGTACTCTTTCATACTATCACCATAGTGATATCCAGCTTCTGTAGCATCAGGGAACCAGCCTCCTACTTCTATATAAGCCTCTGGTTCTGTAATAGGTGTATCTACATCTGCAACATCTCTTGTACCTCCTATGCTACTCACTCCATACAAAGGTATAGTACGGCTTGAACTCTTAGCCTTTGCCTTATCTACAATACTCTGCAGATATTTCATCTTATCAGACATCTGCTCTAATGTATCTGCTTTCTTTGTTTTGATAAGGTTTATTTCAACATTTGGTTTCTTATCATTTACCTTATCAAAATTCTTATCATTTTTATTGATAAGGTTTACTTCAACATTTGGTTTTTCTATTTCACCCTCCCCTGATAGTAAAAAATCAGAATTAATATTTACGCATTTTGCATAAATTAAATCGATATCAAAAGTATTCCTGCTATGCCAAGAGGATAATGTTTGAGGACTTATCCCTAAAAATTTAGCAAAAGCAGTATCAGAAGGAAAATTATAATATTCCTTTATTTTATTCAAAATCAAACTCTTATCAATTTTTTTATTCATTTTGCGTAAAATATTTTAGATTTTTCTTGCTTGTTTTATGCAAAGTGCGTATTTTTGCACCGAATTTATAACGCAAAGGTAATAATAATATGGAAATATTAGCACGAAAAGTAAAAAAAATTGATGCCACTATTTACCAGCGGGTAGCTAAACAGTTTAAAACCACATCTTTATATGTAGGTCAAATTGCACGAGGCGAACGCACCCCCATACGTGGTAAAGGTTTGGAAATCAAAAAAACATTAGAGAAAATAGTAAAATAACAAAGCTATGAAAGTAGGAGATAAAGTAAAGGTAAGTCCGTTTGTAACTACCGACACTTACCAAAAAACAGGTAAAGTAGGTGTTATCACTCATATAGAGTATAACGAACTTGAAGAGGAAGACGGTATCGTTACCCTCTTGTTTGAAGACGATAGCATAGGAATATACTATATGAATTGTGTTGAATCTTTAAAATAACAAACTTATGAAACGATTGAAAAAATGGGTGTACTCCAATAAAATAGTGCACCACATCAGTAGACATCTCAATTATGAGGTAACAGAAATAAAAACTATCCTCTTTGGGGTAGTTATCAAACGAAAACTAATAACCTTAATGTTTTCACATATTTACTCATAATTCTATTATTTAATTATTAACGCTACAAAAGTAGCAAAAATTCCCGAACCCGCTATGAGTAGGCACACTTGTGTGGTAGGTCGCACCTACTTCGGTGAACAACGTTGGCACAATACCCTATAAGGGTTGGAAACCGTTATAGCAAACAAAGCCGTGAGGTTTGCGCACCAAAGCTTTTAGCAGCGGCTTTTTTTATAGTAAAACAATGAATTTCAAACAGGGCGACATAATTATCCGTAAAACAGAAGCAGGGCATCAAACGCTGTGGCTTTCTGAACGCCTTGTTATAGAGGTTTGTTGCCAAAAAGAAGAATATTTTTGGGTTGCAAGAATCCGATACAAAAAAAACATCCGTCCTTGCGACCTCGCTAAAGCCAAAGAGTTTATGCCCGATAGTGGCAAATCGTGGCGATGGGCAAAAACACAAGGGCAGTTTTACTACTGTTTGAGCAACATTCCCAACCGTGCACCACAAAACTACCGTGCCCGCTTTGGCGATGCCCAAACACTGCTCACCCAGTACGAGCAGGCTATGGCAGAACGCAAAGAAACAAACCTTGAAACAGTGTTTAAACAGCATTTAAACAAAACCTATCCTCAGTACTTAGAGTATTACACAAAGGTCGATGTTACCCGCCGTGTAGCCCTCGCCAAAGCCTGTGCCGTGTTAGACTTTTGTCTTGATAACCTCGACACCTATGGAGGTACCGAGAATGCCCTGTATAAGGACTTGAGCCCCATTCTTAGCAAAATGGAACTCCAATACATACCGCATAACTACCAACGCCTCAAAGAAAAAGTGGAAATACTCCGCACTACCGACCATTGTATTGTAGACCTTATAGACCTACCCCGTACGGGCAATAAAAATGCTGAACAATACACCGACCAAGAGGTATTCAGCTGGGTAATGCAACTCCGCGCAATGGGGCTTAACGATAGCAACGAGTTCATTATTCGTTATGTATGGGAGTTATGCGACCGCTTTGGTAAGGAAAAACCCTCACGCCGTTGGTTCGGGCAAAACATTTTTGAACTGCCCAAAACCAAATACCTTACCGCCGAAAAACGCTTCGGCTACGGCTCACGCAAAGCACAGATGTACAGTGGTTACATACCCTTTAAAAACGCTGTTTGCGCAGGCGACTGTTGGGAGATAGACGCCAGCCGTGTGAACCTCATTGCGCATCAAACCTTAGATGAGAAAGGCAATAAAGCTGAACGCTTCCTTTTTGCCATAGTAGTACGCGATGTACACAGTGGCGACATCTTAGGCTACGACATTGCTTATGCTGAGAACAAACAAGCCTATATGCGTGCCCTACGTATGGCTGTAGAATACGCAGGCTACCTACCCTACAGTCTTACTGCCGACCGCTTCCCCGGTCATAATACAGACGAGATAAAAGAACTCTTCGCCCGCCTCGGAGCCTTAGGGGTACAGCTGAATATCACCCACGATCCTAATGGTAAGGCAAAAGTAGAACGCTGGTTTGGTACTTTCCAAAGCGTAACCCTTATGGGTAACAAATATTACTATGGAGAAGGTGTTCAATCTCGCAGGCTTTCAGCACACCGAAGCGCAGAGTTCTTAGCTGAAGTGAAAAAGGAAGCTAAAGCAGAAGGTTTTGACTACCTAAAAGCCTATAACGAAATTGAAAACCTTATTGAGGGCTGGCGCAATACCCCTTATTGCACCTACTCACGCAAATATGCTAATATTACTGAAACACCTAAAGAACTGCACGAAAAAGCAATGAAAAACAACGTGATTGATGTAAATCCTGCACGTATCTCAATGCTTTTCCATCGCAAAAAGGAAATTACCCTTAAAAACAATGGACTCATACGCACCGAAATAGATAAAGCAGAGTTCTATTACCAGCTATCCGTTGATGATTTCGACATCATAGCCAACTATACAGGCAAAAAAGTAGTAATGACATTTGATGTGCTTAGCTCTAACACCGTATATCTATGGGAAGCCCACGGCAACTTATTAGTGCCCCTTTGCGAGGCACAACTCTTTGAACAAATACAACGCCACGGCCCTACTGCCGAACTCGGTAGACTATCCGAAGCTCGTGCCCGCGAAAAAGAATTACAACGCCGCAAAGAAGCCGAACTACAACGCCTTACAGCCCTTTCTGAAGACAATTTAATGCTCGGTAGGTTCACCCAAAAACAAACCTACAATGCCACTGAAGAAGCCTTCCTAAAAAGCCAAGAAAGCAAGCATATAGCACTCAAAAAAGCTGTAGGAAGTGAATATTTTATTGAAGATTTAGATATTACTAAACTCACAAGAACGCAATTATAACTGATTTATAAACCTCGTAAGCGGTAAAAGGTCTTACCTATTATCTCTTACCTTTTAACTAAAAAGAAGATGACTGATTTACAAAAAGAACAAATCTTGCAAGCCATTAAGGACGAAGTAAGCCGTCTTGGTAGCCAAAATAAAGTAGCTACCAAATGCGAAGTAAGCTCAGCAACTATCTCCCAAATGCTCAACCACAACTGGGAACTCATCAAAGCCGAATTATGGCAAAAAGTAGCTCAAGCCCTTGACATCAACACTGCCGAGCAATGGCAAATAGCCGAAACTACCAACTACCGAATGGTGTTCAGTGTGCTATCTGATGCCAAAAACGCCTCCCTCTTTATTCCCATAAGCCACAAAGCAGGAAGCGGCAAAACCACAGCCCTCACCACATTTGCCAACCTATACGCAGGCAGTAATGTATTCTACATCCAAGCACGCGAGTGGGCTCGCCGAGAGTTCCTTGTTGAACTCTGCAAAGTGTTAGGTATTAAGCAGGACAGTGGCTACACTACTGTCGATGTATTAGGGCAAAAAGTAATACAATTCTTTGCCCAACGCACAGGCAAACAGCCCCTACTTATCGTTGATGAAGCCGACAAGCTCAAACCCTCCGCCCTCCGCTGGTTTATTACTCTATACAACGAAATGGAAGATAAAATGGGCGTAGTGATTAGTGGTACTGATAACCTCGAAAAAACTATTAAAGCAGGCGTAAAATACAACAAACTCGGCTTTGACGAACTCGACGACCGCTTCGGGCGCAAGTTTATACACCTTATAGGCGCAACCTTTAAAGATTTTAAAACCATCTGCGAGAGCAATGGACTAAAAGACAGAAACCTCACCCCAACCAGTACCGACAAAAGTAAAACCCTCTTTGAGCAGCTATTCAAAGAATGCGAACCTACAGTAGCAACCATAGGAGGCGACTCTATTAAAGTTGTAGAGAGTTTCCGTCGTATCAAACGAGTTATCAAACGCGAGCTTTTAGCCAGTTAAACATTATAACATACTTACTACTAATAACTAAAGACTAATAACTAAAGACTAATAACTAAAAATTAATTTATAATGACAGTAGATTTAACAACACTAAGCCCCGAAGACCGTGCAGCCCTCATCAAGCAAGCACAAGAATTAGAACAAAAAGAACGCACCGAAAAACGTGAAGCCTACGAAGCTATGAAAGCCGATGTTATTGTAAGCCTTCTCACTATTGCCAAAGACATCAATGCCCAGCTCAAAGATTTCAAAACACACGCCTTTGAAACAATGGAAACACTCGGTGAACTCCTTAAAGACTACAGTGGTCGTTATGCTGAAGGAAAAGGTAACTTCAAAATAGAGTTTCAGAATTTCAAAGTAGAGTACAACAAACAAGGCAAAGGCACCTATGACGAACGCTCCTCCGAAGCCGAAAAGTACATCTTCGACTTCATAGAAAGTCGTTACCAAGGCGATGAAGCCACTAAGGAGTTTATCCTGTCCCTTTTAGAACGCAAGAAGGGCGAGCTTGACCCCGACAACATTCAGAAGCTCTATAAGTACGAAAGCACCTTCGCCGATGAGAACTTTACCCGTGCCTGCGAGCTATTCCGCGAGTCCTACCAATATAACCATTCAAAGGACTACATCCGCTTCTACGAGCGTGACCAACGTGGGCAATGGAAAAACATAATCTTACAATTTTCAGCTATCTAAGTGCTGATACCCGCACAGGCAGGCATTAGGGTTCAAGCCCCTAAGCGGGACAAAAGCCCTAAGGAGTCCCTACCCAAGAGGTAGGGCTCAAAAAAGGGCAGAAATATAAAAATAATTACAATATGCAAACAGAAGAACTCATAACAGCCTTACGTCAAAAACTAAGCCCTAATGCCTTAGAACAAGCTGTATGGCTCGAAACTCACCGTACCAGCCAGCTTTTAGAACTTACCGATGAGGAACTAAACACCTTATATCATCGTTTTTGCTATACACCTAACTACAAAGCTATAGCCGAAGACTTATTGAACGAAACTGAAGTAAAACGCCTGCGCGCCATTATCCTTGCCGATGCACAGGCAATGGGCATACTAAAGCAAAACAACTGGGCGTACTTCAATAAGTTTATGAAAGAACGAAGCCCCTTAAAAAAGTTTCTTCGAGACTACACTTTAGACGAGCTTCCCGAATTAGTACGTCAATTCAAAAGTATGCGTACCAAGTTTGAAAAAGCCTCTGTAAAAGTAGGAAGCAAACAATGGTACACCCTTTTCGGCATAGCCGAACCCTCAATGAACTAAAAAGAAAAATCCCGCCTACTGAAAAAGCAGACAGGACTTTTACCTAACCAAGTGCAAAAGTAATAAATTTTTCAGTTATGGCATATAACAAGATAAATCTTTTAACAAAAATAGCAGAAATACAAGAGCTAACACTGCATCTATACCATAAAGTAGGGCTCACCTATAAGGAGATATTTTGGCAGCACATACACCCAAAATACCATATATGCTACCGTACCTTTCACACCTACTTAGGCACACCCGCAAAGCGAGAACTAAAACAACTGCAAAGTAATGAAAAGAATTAGAAAATTAACAAATTGGCTCATTGGTAAATTGGCTAATCGACAAATTGACAAATTAGCAAATTGCCCCCACAAGCATAAAGAAACCCGCACCCTTGCCCATTACTGCACTGTAGAAGTAAAAGCTCTATTTTGCGCAGACTGCGGCAAGCAACTCACCAAAGAACAATGGGAAGCATAAACAAGTAAATTACTAAAAGCAATTACAATATGAACGACAAAGTAAAAGAAAAAATCGCAAAAGTCTATGAACTTGTAAAACGAGGCGTAGCAGGAGAGCAGCAATCGGCAGAAAAAATGCTAAAAAAACTACTTGAGAAGTACAACATTTCAGAAGACGAACTTAATAGTATAGACGAAAAAAAATACTACTTCAAGTATGCTTCTAACTTAGACGAGTGGTTATTTATACAACTAATCGAATACTTTTTCAAAGAGAAAAATTATAAACTTTATCGCATTAAAGGTATTGGTGTAAAAGAGATAGAAATACAGATGCCCTACTTAGATTGGGTAACATTAGATAGTGCTTATGGCTATTTCAAACCACATCTAAACCAGCAATGGCGTAAACACGGCTTACCTGTAGTGAACCGCTGTCGAACTACTAAAACTAAAAATAAACGCCGTGAAGCAATGCAAAAAACCTTTTTTAGTTTGTATATAATTCGTTCTGGTATCTATCGCCCAGAACAAAAAAATTCAAAATCTCTTACCGAAGAGGAAATAAAGCAGCTTACTATGCTTTATGGAGTTGAAGGAGGTAAATACAACCAACAAGTAACCACAGGTCTATATTTAGAATAACCTTTTAAATACTATTTAAACAATGGATAAACAAGAAATAATTAAAGAATTAGAAAAGGTAATTAAAGCCCTTAAAAAAATAGAAAAGAATACCCTCTTATTCAAAGAGATATTAAGCGATTTGTCTTTAGACCTTACCCAAGCACTCATAGAGGATAAAGATATAAAGTCTTTATTTGATAAAATAACAACACAAGTTGACGAATTAACCCAAGAGTGGAGTGCCGAGTAACACCCCCTTAAACCATAAGCAAAAATGAATAAAGAAAATTACCCCACTTGGCTTGTGTCCCCCGACATTGCCAAAGAACTCAAAGAAATAGGGTTTGACACCCCCTGCCATTGCTATATAGCTCTTGCTATTAGCGGCAAAGGTTACCAATGCATAGAAATAGGTGATAGGATACACAACGAAGTTTATAATAGTATCGAATTAAGAGATATAAAACGTATCAATTACAACAAACAAAAAGGTTGTATATCCCTTCCCTCTTGGACAGAAGCCCTCGCTTGGTTTAGAGCAAAAGGCTATTACGGCAACCTCGAAGCCTCCAGCAAAGGCACTTCTGCCTACATTTACGCCCCATTCTTAGACCAAGGTACCTCTTGGGATATTGCCTACAAAGAAAGCTACGAAGAAGCCCGCGAAGCTCTTTTACTTAAACTAATAGACCTTTATAAAGCAGCAAACCAATGAAAATCGCCCTTACCTTATCACGAGACCAAGCTGAAGTACTTGCCCGAGTTGCCTTTATTGATAAGCCCATTTTCAACAACAGAGAACAGCGAGTACATTATAGTCTAATGAGAGAAATCACCGTAAAGGCTACTCGCTTTTATATGGGCTTCACAACGCAAAAATACCGAAAGTTTTGGCTTAAGGCTTATGAGGCCGATCTTCTTGAAAAGTTTATTGACCACACTTTAAAAGTGGTAGAATATGGAACCTATGAGCGGCAAACACTTTTTCAAATAATGTATGAAATAGACGAACAATTAGCCTAATGGAAACAACCTATATTTTTAAATCGAAAAACACCAGTATTGAGTATTTGTTTAAATATGATTTAGAGGGAAACCTAACTACTTTACAGAGCACAGGGGAACCCCCGACAAACGAACAATGGCATTGGCTTGTGCGCTACTTTCCCTATAATGAAGAGCGTATTGCTATATTAGCAAGCGACACCAACCTCCGAAAGTATTTCAGCATTGAGAAGACGCCCGCCTCAGTAACCTTTGAGGACTTTTGGAATGAGTACGGCAAAATCGGCACTAAAGCAGTTGCCAAAAAGAAGTTCGACAAGCTCAAGCCCGAAGAGGTTATCGCCGCCTTCATAGGAATTGACAAAGAAAAGTCTAAAAAGAAACTTGACGGTACTGCAATGCCCTACGCCGAAACCTACCTAAACCAAAAGCGATGGGAGGTGTGAGCCACATGGGCAACAAGCAATAAAAAACGAGCCAATTAGCACTATTATATTTGCTAATTGGCTCGTTTGCTAATTTGTATATTTAGTAATTATATCGTACTTTTGCACTATAAAATCATTCCTTAAAAGCAATGCCTCTAAAAACACCCCATAAAAAGCAGGGTTACCAGCGTAACCAACTCCTGCGATACAAAGCAGTAATGGACGAGTTCAACCGCCACGACTATCGTTATATGCCTATCTCGGTAATATGGCGTGAGTTTATATACCCTAAGTTCTTTATATCACGAGGTACCCTCTACAAAATTCTAAGCATAGATGTAGACAATGAACTACAAGCCTATGCCTAATTACCTGTGCAACTCGCACTAACAATTCTGCACTTCACAACTGTAATACACTTCATATTCCTGTACCCCATCATCACGCAGCGTTCTGCTCTGCGAACTTCTAATAAGTGCTGAAACATTAGGTAGCAACGACACCCCGTGTAGCTGCTGATGTATCTTTTCTATAATACCCCATATTGCCCATACCTCTTCTTTTTGTCTCCTTGGGGCCTGCATACTGCTATTACTAAGCCTCATATTAGCAATGGTTATCTTTATAGATACCTGCCCTATTTGTCGTTGTACAGGCTTCTTGCTCATATCCCTACCAAGGTTGGTAAACTGCACCTGCTGCACATCAATCAGTGCGCAAGGGAATTGCACTGGCATATTAGGGTTGTAATAATCTAACTGCCCCCAATTCTCATCTATGTATTTAAGTTCTGCAATCTCGCTTATTTTCTGTTGTATTTTCTCTAATAATGCTTTCATTGGTGTATGTTATTTAGTGCTTCTTTTATATTGAAATCTACTATTTCGGCTACCATACGTTTTACTTCAGTATGATTGCCTATAAATTGGCGTTTAGGTATTTTTAGTCTGTCACCTACTTTTTTTAAGGCAAGGGCTTTCCAGTGCTCTGCTTCTACCGAAAAAGCCTTTTGTGTTGCCCCTTTGCGCCCTTTGGCTGCCCCAATGGCTTTGTAATACATTGCCCAAAAATAACGCTTCATTTTAGCCGTTATTTCCACCTCACCGCCATTGTTTTGAATATCGGCATAAGGCACCGAGCTTGTCCAGCGTACGGTAGTGCCTTCAATGTTGCTACGGATAGACCGCCGCAGGGTACCTGTGCGCATCATTAGCGAGCCACGCCGATTGGGTATAAGGGTATTAGCCCACTTATCATCAAAGAAAGCCTTACGCTCAAAATTGCGGTCAAACGCTTCTGTGAGCTTCACTTTGGTATCCGTTAAGATGTGATTTAAAAAGTCTTTAAACTCCATTTAAAAAAAGTTTTGTGTTTATTTGCTTGTTGTTTTGTTTTTATTTTGTACTTTTGTTGCCTAAAATACTTTTTACTATGGACTTACTAAATAAATATCTCAGCAAACGTGATTACTCAGGAAGTGAGGAGGATATTTACGCCCAAGATATAGAAACCTTCTATAACTTCTCTCTACTTCATAATGAGGAAGGTCGCTTTTTAGCTCTTTTAAAGAAAGCCGATAAAGAACAAAAAAGAATTACTTATGCTACAGAACAAGATGTTTTGTGTAGTGATATTTTTGTTCACCAACTTACTCTGGTATAAAACTTCTAATCATTTGTATAGTATCTTGATATAAATCAGGCATAACCTCCCTAAAAACTTCATTACCTGCAAAGGTATTTTCAAAAGCGTGTGCAATAAACTCAGCTTCCTTCATTCCATCTATACTAAAATATCTTCTTGAGTGTCCTGAACCAAAATTACTATTCAAGGACATAAGTGTATCACTACAAGCCCCTATTTGTTCCATTAAATTATGGTTATTCTCTCTCTGAGCTTCTCTCATTTTTTCATTGAGATTTCTCTGAATTTCTAAGTATCCTTTATTTCTATCTTCAGCAAAGATATTACGATGTTTATCCATTACATCTTTTATTCTACTGTCTTGTCTCATTCCTATATGAGTGTCAATAGCGTGTCCAAATTCGTGATAAACCACCGCTTCTGCATACCAGTTGCTTTCTCGTCTTCTACTATCAATCGGTATTTTCACAAAATTACTTGTAGGTGAATAATAGGCTCCACTCATAGCTCTATATCCTATAGGCTCTCTAAAATACAAAGGTGTTTCTCTTGTTAAGCCCTCAAAAATACTCCTATTAACTGTTATATTTAACTGACTTTCATAAGTAGGAATATTAGTAGGTGTATATTCGGGTTCTTGCCTTTGTTGCACATTATTTAACACCTGCTGTGCCTCTCCAGCCCCTACCACTTGGGTATAGGTATTAGTGGGCGGAAATACTTTCTTTTCCTGCCCTGGGTTAAAGCGAAACATTTCCAGCTTATTCTTACCGCTCTTTCCTATCTGGGTAGTGGCTTCCTCACCTGCCTTTTTGGCAGTTTCGGGGTTGCTTTTCGTGTTTTCACGTGCCAATACTTCTACAGCGGTACAGCGACAACGCCAACCATTAGGCGGGTAGTATTCTGTCCAAAAGGCATCATCTTTGGGCAGACATATTCCTGCCAAAGCGGCGTGGCTTTGCCTTACGCGCTCATCACCTGCGGTGCGATATTTGAGCCAATACCTGCTTGTATCTTCTTGGAGGTTTGCCCAATTAGCGGCACTTTGCGCGCTCTGTACAGCGAATTGGTACTCGGCTTCTAAGTAGTTACGGTTGTAGGTGTTATTCAGCTTTAGTATCTCCTGCTCAAACTGATAATAGGGGCGTACATTGCCCTGCTCATCTTTGAGTTTGCTACGGGCTTCGGTAAGTTGGGTATGGGTTTTGAGCCCCGAAAAGATAAATACATCTTTCTCTAAATAGGCTCTCATCTCATCGGGCACTTCGTGAGGGATAGCGGTGTTAAACACTTCAGCAGTGGCGGTAATAAGGTCGCGGTAGGCTTTGTATTTTGTTAAATCTTCGGGTTTGTAGGTGCCTTTCTTATGCAAATAGTCAAACGCTTTCTTAGCAACTTTAGTAAGGTATTCCTCCCCTCTCCTTGGGAGAGGGGCTGGGGGTGAGGATGCTAATCTTGCCTCTTGGCACGCCTCACAATCGCAGGGCGCGTATTGTAGGATTAGACTTTGGTGCATAGCCCCGAAATAGCGGTGAGCCACCGCGGGCATAATTTCGGGGCTTAGTCGAAAAAAGCCGATAGCATCGGCAGGCTGTTTTGTGATAGTTGCAAATTGCCAGCAGGGGCTTTTTTCCCTGTAACCTCAATGCCAAATTTTTCTTTGAGCCACTCATCAGAGACCTCTTTATAAGGCAGTATTTCCTTAGTGCGTGTCCATAGTTCGCCCAAGTCCTCTGCTTGGTCATACACGAGCGATAAGCCCTCTTCGGGGAGTACCCCAATAGCATACAGAGCAGGTAGTACTTTATCATTCATATACTGCTCTACCATTGTTTGGTCGGCATCCACAAGGGCTTGCAACATATCTTGCGAGCTTACTTCTTTGCCTTTGCTACCATACTTAGTGTCTTGCCCGATGATAGCCCCCGAAATGAGCAAGGAGATATTATCACGGCACAGTTTTATGAGTCCGTTATACACTTCTCCTGTAGCGGGTACCCCATTGGTTGCCCACTCGAATTGCTCGGTTTCGTCAATGATAAACCACGCGGCAGCCCCCATATCGGTCATCATCTTCTCGGCACGTGCAAGGGCTTGTTTGTCGCGGGTGTTTGTTTTCATTACGCGAGGAGGTATCCCATATATCTCGCACAACTCCGACCAGCAGCTTTGGGCAAAGCGACTGAAAAGTATATGCGGTATTGCCTGATTGATAAGCCCTAAGTCGCCCGCCTTGCCAAAGTCTAACAGCCACGTGCCGTACTCAGAGGCATTTATATAGTCTAAGCCCCTATCATCGGTATAATCTTTTAGGATAATACCCTTTTGAGGTATTACATTTTGGCGAGGTACTAAAGCTACTTCTACATCCGAAAAAGGCACCTCATTACTGCCCGCAGGTGCTACCTGCCGATTGAGCTCTATAAGGGTATAGCCAAAGTACTCACTATCTAAGATGTGACTTATAATATCATTAAACCAAACCGACTTTTGCAGTTGGCGTGTTAGCTCTTCGTGTGTCTCACCATTAGCCTTCTGTATGCTGAAGTTAGCCGAAATCGTTTTCAGCTTTCGGTTCTTTATTTGTGAGGTAGTATGCGCATCAAGCATCATGTCACGCACGAGATTATAGTAGGGAAACGTTTTTGGGTTCTCTACATTCTCCGCCATTGCCATTGCATTTTTCCACGTAAGTACATCGGCACGAGTGCGTGCCATTGCCTTGGGAACGATATTGCGGGTAGGTTGCAGGCTGTTATTACCTGCTTTCTTAGGTCTCTTATAGTTCTTATAGGGTTTCATTACTTGTATTTTCCTTTAATGTTAATACCTTTCTCTGTGATTTGTAGTACTTCGGCACTAAATCCGTCCGCTTCTAATTGTATGCGTATATGCCTATCCAGGGCGCGGGTAATACTGCCATTCTGTGCCTGCTGAATATTACAACCCGTAATAGGCGACTCCTTCCACTCTCCTTGCTTGGAGAGCAGTAGCATTTCCACGTGTTGGGCAGTACTTTCATTAGCGACAAAGTCGCCCCCTACGACCTCCAAATCATATTCAGTTGTTACGGTTATATCTTTCATAATAATTGCCTATGGGTGTCCCTACTTATTCGTGATTGTACTTTTTACGAGAACCATATACAAAAGGTGTAGTTTGCTTTTCGGTTTCCTCTGTACGAGGCACAATAGGTAGTGAACTGATATTCACCTCACCCTTAGCAAGCCTTTTAAGGTACTCTATCGCCCTGTCGTAGCGTTCTTTGGCGTGCTCATAAATAATATCAGCATTACACAAATCAACGATATACCACTTCGCTACCGATAGGCATAAACTCACCACAAGGGCGTTGCGCTCTTCCCCACGTTTGGCAAAGATAGCCTCTGCATCGTATCGAGGGCGACCGTCCAAATACTCTTTTTTGTCATTGGTGTAGAAGTACGATTTTACCTCCTGCTCAGCAGTATCTAACGCTTGCAGTACTATAGTATCGTCCCCCTCAGTAATCTGCTCCACTTGATAAGAGTAGATGTTATTCTTTAAATCTTCTTTAACTAAAAACATATCAATAATGGTTATTAACTCTCGCCCCAAAAGCGTATTGGTTGCTACTTTGCCTATTGCGACCTATGAGCCATTTAAAAGCTCCGTGCACGGCATCGGGTCCATCATCGTGAGCACCCGAACCCTTTTCAAAGGCAAGGAACTGGTCAATAAGCACCTGCATATCCGCGTTTTTCTGTTCGCTATTGAACCACACATTTTTGCGCTCAAAATAGCCCGCAAGGCTCTCTATACGGTCAAACTTATCTGCCTTACTTCGTTTGTCGGCTACAATAGGGATATAATACCCCCGTTTGTCGCCCTCTTGGTCAAAGTCGCTTACAAACTCGTCCATTGCAAACAAACCCTCAATCATATAGCGGATATTATAGCGGTCTAACCGATACTTCTCGTACATATCATACAGCCATTTAGCACAATGCGCACGGCTTTTTTGCTGCATATAGCACAACAGTATATGGAACTCCTTGCCTATATTGCCTACCAAAATCAAGGCTTTGTAGTCCGCATTTTCCTTATACGACAAGTCCCCATAGAAGCACAGGTTATCATACTTAGAAAGTGGCAAAGCCTTTTTATACTGTATATCCTCGTACTTAAAAATAGCCCCGTCCTCAATATGCGTGTGCATATACTCCCGCATAAATGAGCGGTAGGGCATACTCTTAAACTTATTACGCCAGTACTCCGCCGAAGTTTTCTCTACCCATTCAGGAGTAAAGTCCTGCAAGTTTTTCACCGCACACACCGTAAGTATTTTAAACTCCGTTTGCGGGCTATCCTCATAACTACCCTCCTCTTTAGGAGTGTTAATCACCTCATTAAAGTACGTTTTAAGGCGGTTTGTGATTGAGTTTTTGTGGAAGTTGTTATTAGCAAATACAAAGCGTTCAGTAGCGTTGTCCTCACTGTCAAAACACCCCCATACATCTTCCGTAATATAGTCTACACTTTCCCGCATAATACGGTCGTTGTGGATAGACTTCTTGCTATCCACATCATCTACCACTATATAGTCAGGGCGTTCTGCTTGCTCTCGTGCCCCTCGCGGGTTCTGCCCAAAACCAAGCGACATAAATCGCACTCCGTCATTAGTAACAAACGAACCATCCGACCAGTCCCCCACCGATGCCCGCTTCCCGTAATCATTCTGCAAGCGGTTGTTGTGTTCCAGCTGTGCCTGTATGCCCGACAGCAGCTTCTTAGCCTTAGGTTCAGTCTCCCCCACCAAAAGCATAAAACGCAAATCACCCTTAGCAAAGTACAAGTACAGCGGTATGCCCATATCTATATGTACCGACTTCCCCGCCGAGCGGTACATCTCGGCAAGCAAGCGCAAACGTTTATTGCCTACTACCATCTTAGCTAATTGAGCGTGAAACCACGCACACTTCTGTTTAGCATAGTTAGGAAAATAGTACTCAAACCAACGTACATAATCACCCTCCAAGTTCTTAATACGAGTTGCCTTTTCCTTAGCTGTTTCGTGTATATTAACCGAAGTAGCCTTAGCAATCAGCAGGCAATGCTTGTCGTAATCGGCTAAGAGTTTAGCGTATATTTTATCGTTCTTGCTCATTTTTTACTTTTAGTTGTAAGAATTGTTTGTGATACTTGGTACATTGAGCGGCAAAACCCGCATCCTGTTGTGATATAAACATATCCAGCTCTTTCAGCACTTTATATACAGTAGTAGGGTCTGCCTGCGTTTCGCACCTATCTAAGGCAGCCATTAACTTACCCACATCCGAAGCCGAGAAAGTAGGTTCTTGTCCATTCATTACCCTAATAGTCTCAGCTTGTAACTTCTGTTTGATAATAGTAGGCGAAGCGTGGAAGTTCAGACGCTTGTCCTCCCAATCGTACTTCTTTACCCACTCGCCAATCGTAGCAGGGCGAACCCCGTAGAGTTCCGCTACTTCTGCTTGGGTAACCTCAATATTTTCAATGTAATATTGTTCAGCCTTAATACGTGTTTGTTCTTTTGTTTTTGCCATTTTTTTGTGGCAAAATTCTTACAAATAAGGCAATTAGAAAACAAGTTGTTCAGTCCTTGAACAACTTTGTTCAAAGGGTGAACAAAACTGTTCAGCTCTTAAACAACTATTTGCATACCCGATAGAAGCTCACGAATTTTGCCCCGAAAATGATTAACAAAAAAATGAAAGCCTATGCCTAAATTTATATTGAATGATGAAGCAGTGGTCAATTCGCACGGCTTTCGGATACTTACCGCAGGAATTGACCTAACACGCTTCAAACTCAACCCTGTAATGCTTGATGGACACATTCGCAGTAATCAGACTGTAATAGGAAGCTGGAAAGACATTACCATTGAAGAGGGTAAACTTTTTGCCGAACCTTTGTTTGATATGGAAGACGAAAATGCTAAACTCATAGCAGGAAAGGTTGAGCGCGGGATTATCAAAGGGGCGAGTATGGGAATATATTTTTCAGAAAAGGATTTATCATATAAAGATAATGTGGTAACCCTTACAAAGTGTATCCTTGCTGAAGTCTCTATAGTAGCCGTACCGAGCAATGCTAACGCCTTGCGCCTACATATGGACGGCAAAGAACTTACCGAAAGAGAAATAAATGAGCTATGCCTATCATTGGCAAATACAACAATTAACACAGATAACAATATGAAGTTACAACTTACACAATTAGCCTTAGTAGCCTTGGGTATGAGTGCCAGCACCAAGGAACTATCAGCAGACGAAATAGAGTCTGCTATCTTGGCACTTTCTAAAACACGAGACGAACTGAAAGAAAAACTCACCCTTTCAGAAGAGCAGCTTAATGCTTTTGTAAATAAAGAAAAAGCACAAAAAGCAGCCCTTACTGTCCAAATGCTTGATGAGGCAGTGAAAAGTGGTAAAATCACTGCCGACAAACGACAAACATTTGCCGATTTGGCTGCTAAAGACTTTGAGCTCGCAAAAGCTACTTTGGAGGCTTTGCCCGCTAAAAAGAGCTTTGGTACAGGTGTAACCACACCCGCAGGAACCACTGGAGTAACTACTATGGACGATTTTCAAAAACTTTCTTTAGATGAAAAGTTGGCTTTCAAAAACAGCAACCCAGAAGCCTACCAAAAATTAGTAGCTTCTATTTAAAATCGTAGCACGGCAAGCTATTTAAATGATATTTAAAAACCTTTTAAAACAGAATTAACTATGGCAATGAATTTTCCAGAAATATGGGAGGCACGCGTACGACAAACCCTTTCACAAGGAGCCGATGCCGACTTCTTAGACGGCGTGCAAGAACTCGATGGCGATGTAACCAAAATGGGAGAACACAACGTAATTCACATCCCTACTACCGAGTTCAAACCCGATGTACTGATTAATAACAGTACCTATCCTCTCGCTATCCAAGACTACACCGACAACGAAGTAGTGGTAAAATTGGACAAGTATCAAACAAAACCTACTAAGGTTACTGATGACCAAACCATCGGGGCAAGCTACAGCAAAATTGATACGGTTACCCGTAGCCACACCAATGAAATTAGCGTTACTAAGTACAAAAAAGCATTACACGCTATTGCACCCGACCAAAATACAGCTGCTACCCCAGTACTAACCATTGCAGGTACTGAATGTACTTACAACGACATTGTAGCCCTCAAAGCAAAATGTGATAAAGCAGGATGGCCTCTCAAAGGTCGCCGACTTGTCTTGTGCTATGACCACTACAACGCCCTCCTTAAAGATAGAGAACGTTTTGGTGACCAGCTTATCAACTATCGCAACGGACAAACAGCCCCTGTGATTGCAGGCTTTGAAATCAAAACCTACGAACAACACCCCCACTACAATGCAGCAGGGCAAAAAATCGCTTTCGACCAAGTACCTACAAGTACTGATAAACCCGCCTCTGTAGCCTTTGTAGTAGATGCCGTACGCAAAAAAACGGGACTTACTAAGCAGTACTATTCCGAAGACAAACAAGATACCCAAAACCAAGCAAACCTATTGGCATATCGCCACTACTTCATTGCTTTGCCTTTGGAGAAAAAGTACATCGCTGCACTGAAATAATGTTTAACCCAAAAAGGAGGGGAAGCCTCAGAAAAGCCCCAAAGTAACTCAATTAGCACGCTTTTTTCTGCAACCTTCCCTCCTTATTAATAACACAAAACCTATGGATACCATATTCAATGATAACCCTAATTTAGATGTAGCCTACAAAACCTCCGATGGCAAATACTTCTACACCGAAAACGGCGCGCAAAACCACGCCCAAACCCTCAAAAATAAAGAGGTAAAAAAAGTAGTACGTACAGAAGAAACTACAGAAAAAGAGGAAGTAAAAAATGAGGTAGTTACTGAAACAGAAGAGCCTCAAACAATAGTAGCCGCTGAACCCTCAGAGCCTTCAGAAAATACTAATAATTCAGAAGTTTCTGACAATTCAGAAGCCAAAAAGCCTTCAGAAAGCACTGATAGTTCAGAAGTTTCTGACAATTCAGAAACCCCAAAGTCTTCAGAAAACTCTGATAGTTCAGAAAACTTAGACCCCTCTGAAGAGCAAAACAAACCACGTTTTGAACTCAAACCTAAAAACTTTAACAAACGCTAAACAATGAACGGAGTAAAATTCATAAGAAAAAATGGTGGCTTAGGGCGTGAACTCGCAGGTGAAGACCATATCTCTGGGCTTATCGTCTATGGCGAAACAGCCGTTGCCCCTACCTTATTGCTTTCGGTAGAGGAATTAGCAGGCAAAGGGATTACCCACACAGCAAACCCCGTATTGCACTATCATATAACCGAGTTCTTTCGTATCAACGAAGGAGCAAAGCTATACGTGCAATCGGTAGCAAGTGCCGACGGCAATTATACCGAAGTAAAAACCCTACAAGCATTCGCCCAGGGCAAACTCCGCCAAATAGCCGTTTGCGACTTCAAAACCGAACTTTCGGGCTTAGACAACGCCCTTAGCAAGCTAAACACTATCGGCAAGGAGTTAGCCAAACGTATCACCCCTGTAAGCCTATTGTATAGCTTTAAACTCAAAGCCGAAGATATTGCTAACCTCCCCGATTTGCGCACCAAAAGTGCCGAGCTTGTGAGCGTGGTCATAGGGCAAGACGGTGCAGGACGCGGAGCCTATATTGCACAAACAACCCCTGCTGTCGGTTGTATAGGGGCTACACTTGGCGCTCTTTCAAAAGCCAGTGTACACGAGAGTATTGCGTGGGTAGAGAAACAGAACTTAGTGAGCACAGCTTACGATAAAGCCCTTACAGGCGACACATTGCAAGCCCTTGAGTTAGATGTACCCGCTTTAGCCGACGGTACCAAGCTTGGCAGCCTAACCCCTGCACAAGTAGAAGCCTTGCACGGCAAAGGGTATATTTTCCTTACCCAATATGCAGGCAATGCGGGTACGTATTTCAACGATAGCTTCACTGCAACCGCTGCCAACAGCGACTTTGCCTATATTGAGAATAACCGTACCATCGACAAAGCCATACGTGAACTCAACCGCGTACTCGTTCCTAAGATTTCAGGACCTGCCTATATTGACCCCGACACGGGCAACCTACAAACAGCTACTATATCGGCTATTAGTGCCCTTTGTGAGGAGCCTTTGGATGCAATGAAGCGCAACGGAGAACTCAGTGGATACAAAGTCTATATCAACCCACGTCAGCGCATTCTGCAAACCTCCAAGTTGGAGGTAGTACTCAAGATTGTACCCGTAGGCACCATGCGAGAGATAGAAGTAGCTATCGGCTTTGCCCTATCAGTCTAACCCCTAAAACCTATAAACTATGTTAGAATACGAACCTCTTATCAACGGAAGAGAATACGGCTGGGCAGATATTATCTGTACCATAGGTGGCGTACCTGTAACAGGTATCGTGGCTATTAAGTACGAGGAGAGCCAAGAGAAGGAGAATGTATATGGAGCAGGGCGCCACCCCGTGAGCCGTGGTTATGGTAGAGTAAAAACTACCGCTTCTATTACCTTGCTCTCGGCTACTGTAATGGCACTGAAAGCCAAAGCTCCTAAAGGGCAATTACATCGTATTGCTCCTTTCTCTATTACCATAAACTATCAGCCCGACAACCAGCCTTTAGTAACTCATGTTTTAAAAAATTGTGAGTTCCAAAAAACAGCTTTTGAGTGGAAAGAGGGCGATATGCACAAGGAAATAGAATTAGAACTCATTGTAAGCCATGTGGTAGACAAGTCTGTTTAATTCCTTAAATTCTATAACTCTTAAATCTTATTTAATCATGGAAGAAACATACACATTTGTAGAAGACAATAGCCCTAAAGAAGAAACCATTTGTGGGTTTAGTATGGCAGAAATACAAACCCTTAAAGAGGAACACGGCGAGTTGGTACTCGTAGAGGTAGAAGCAGACGGACAGACCCACCAAGTAATCTTCAAGGAGCCTACCTTTAAGCACTTGGAAGCGATGACAAAGATTTCCAAAACCGATGAGGTAAAAGCTGCTCAAGTAGCCTACCTAAACTATGTAGTGAAAGCCGACAAGGCTATCGAAGGGCGTGATATGCTCAAGCTCAAGGCCGTAGAAGCCCTCATGCTAAGAGTACAAAGAACGAAGGCAACAGCAAAAAACTTGTAGGCTCGTTGTTATCAACAGGTGCAGATAGCACCGAGCCAAGCGACAAAGAAGAGTGGAAAGTGGAGGCACTCATACGAGCCAACTTTGGGGTAGATCCCTATGAGCTACAAGCGAGTGAGTGGTGCAAACTCT